TTATTACTCCTATTTGCCATAATATGACAGTGACAGGAACATCAATTGGTGCAGAAATTAGAACTACTTCTGCTACTAGTTTAAGTGGAGATGAAATTCCTTACATTGATCAAGGATTTGAATCTGTCACTATTGGTGAAAGTAATTACATGACAAGTCCTAGAGCAGTTTACTCAAAGGTAAATGAAGATGATAGGTTAGATAATTTTGAAGGAAATAAATCTATGCAAATGAGATTAACTCTCATAACAACTGATCCTAGATTATCTCCTGTTCTTGATGCTCAAAGAGTCAGCACAATCCTTACAAATAATAGGGTTAATGATGTAGTTAGTAATTATGCTACTGATAGTAGGGTAAAAACTATGAATGAGGATCCTACGGGGTGTCAATATATTACTAAGGAGATATCTCTTGAAAATGCTGCTACTTCTATTAAGATATTATTAGGTGGACATATCCACGCTGATTCTGATATTAGATGTTTCTATGCTATTGGAGATAGAACTGGTTTCCAACCAATCTTCACTCCTTTCCCAGGATTTGAAAATCTTAATAATAGAGGACAGGTAATTAATTCTGCTAACAATAATGGTCAGTCTGATACATTTGTACCTAAGACAAATCAATATGGTTTTGGTGATTCTGTACAATTTAGTGATTATACCTTTACTGCAGATGATCTTCCAGCATTTAGATATTATAGAATTAAAATTCTATTAATATCTTCTGATCAGTGTTATGTTCCTAGAGTTAAAGATCTAAGAGTTATGGCACTTGCTTGATATGGAACATTATAATATTGAAGGGCATCAGGATCTTGCAAGAGATCCTAAAACGAATGCCATAATAAATGTGAATTCTCTAGATTATACTCATTATACTGCTGGTAGAAAAGCAAAATTATCCAGAAACGAAAGAGTCGAATCTATGGAAAACGATCTTGCTAGTTTAAAAGGTGAAATTGGTGAAATCAAATCTCTACTCAGGGAATTAGTCAATGGCAAGTAAAAATCTGACATTTGATCCAAATGCAGGAGTCCCATATGCTGCTAATTTAGCACTTTATACAGGAGCAGATTTTAAGGCTACATTTAATGTGGTTGATACTTCTGACGTTGCTTTTGATTTCCAAGGACTGACAACAACTTCAGTTTGGACTGGATCTTCCCAAATGCAAAAAAGTGCAGGTATTGGTGCTACTACCACACCTTCAGGAACCTTTACTGTAGGGTTTAGTAGTGCTGGTGGTGGAATATTTAATATATCAATGGGATCCACTGCTACAAGAAGTCTATCTGAGGGTAGATATGAATATAATGTTTTAGTGAGTTCAGGAGCAACAATTTATAATATAGTAAACGGAAATATATTAGTTCATACTGGAATTGCTTCCGCACCCTAAATATTATAGAGGTAGAGTATAAATGGCACAACCAGGAAGTAGATCCGAATTTAAAGAGTATTGTTTAAGGCAACTAGGTGCTCCCGTGTTGGAGATTAATGTTGCTGACGAGCAGTGTGAAGATAGAATTGATGACGCTATTCAGTATTTTCATGAAAGACATTTTGATGGTGTAGTTAGAACTTATCTTAAGTATCAAATAACTCAAGCAGATATTGATAGGGGAAGAGCCTCTGTATTAACAGGAAAGAAAAGAACAGGAATAACAACAGAGACTGCAACAGCCACTATTGCAGGAACAGATCAAGATTTTAGTTGGTATGAAAATAGTAATTATATACAAGTTCCACCATCAGTAATTGGAGTAGAAAAGATATTCCGTTTTGGTGGAAGTAATGCTATATCAAATAACATGTTTAGTATTAAATATCAGTTATTTTTAAATGATATTGCTTTTAATCTTGGATATAATGGACTCTTAAGTTATGCTATGACTCAAACATATTTGTCTGATATTGATTATCTTTTAACCACAAGAAAACAAATTAGATTTAATCAAAGACAAGATAGGTTATATCTTGATATTGATTGGTCAGCATGTGAGGTTGATGAGTTTATAGTTCTTGAGTGTTTTAGACTTCTTAATCCTAACGATTATACAAGGGTATGGAATGATTCATTCCTGAAGAGATATGCTACTGCTCTTCTTAAAAAGCAATGGGGTCAAAATTTACTTAAGTTCCAAGGTGTTAAATTACCTGGTGGTATAGAAATGAATGGAAGACAAATCTATGATGATGCAGAAAAAGATCTAGAAATTATCAGAGAACAAATGTCTAATACTTATGAACTTCCACCTTTGGATATGGTAGGATAATGTTATGCTCAATCCATTTTTCCAACAGGGATCTACATCAGAACAAAATTTAGTACAAGACTTAATCAATGAACAGTTGAGGATGTATGGTGTTGAGGTACACTATCTTCCTCGAAAGTATATGAATGAGAAGACAGTAATACGAGAAGTAGTTCAATCTATATTTGATGACTCATATCCATTAGAAGCATATTTAGATAATTTTGATGGGTATGCTGATAATCCTACTTTATTGTCAAAGTTTGGTATTGAGCAAACCAATGAAGTAACTCTTGTTATTTCTAGAGAAAGATGGGAAACATATATTCAACCATTACTTAAAAACGAATCTAATGTAAAGTTAACTACCCGACCTAAAGAGGGTGATTTAGTTTATTTTCCACTAGGTGATCGTTTATTTGAAATTAAATATGTAGAACATGAGAAACCATTCTATCAATTAAGAAAGAATTACGTCTATACTCTTAAATGTGAACTCTTCCGTTACGAAGATGAAATTATTGATACTGGAGTTGCTGAGATTGATGATACTTTAATTGGTGATAATGCAGATGGAACTTCTGAAGATGGTCTATCAACACTACTTGGATCTTCTCAAACTCTTACATTGGTAGGAACAGGAGTAAGTGCATCTGCTGTAGTTGGATTCAATACTGAAGGATCTATTAGATTAATTACATTAAGTAATAGGGGTGGTGGATATAGTTCTATACCTACTATTGGAGTCAGTTCTGCCCCTTCTGGTAAGGTTACAGGTATTCTTACTGCCACAATGATTAGTGGTATTAATGTATGTAATTTAAATATTAGTGATAATCTCAAATCAGTTCAACAAGTTGTTATCACAAATCCAGGTGCTGGATATACTCTTGCACCTACACTCCAAATTACTGGTGGAGGGGGTTCAGGTGCTGCTGGAACCGTCTTTATAGGTGATGGAACTGTTGGTATAGTTACACTTACTGATGCTGGTTCTGGGTACACTACAGCACCAACTGTAACAATTACTGGACCTGTTGGGGTTGGTACTACTGCAACTGCTGAGGCTGTTGTAAGCACTGCAGGAACAATCACTTCTATTAACATTACTAATGCTGGTGCTGGATATACTTCTAGTCCTACAATTACAATTGGTGATCCTTCTCTTGATAATAGTGGTAACTTCAAGTTTAATGAAATCGTTACAGGATCTATTACAGGTGTGAAGGGTAGAGTAAGAACTTGGAGTGCTACTACAAACGTTCTAGAGGTAGCAAATGTATCTGGAATGTTTAGTATTGGAGAGGATATAACTGGTAGCACTTCTGGTGCTGTTCATGCATTAAGAGTTGTGAGTGAAGATCCTCCAGAGGATGGATTTGCTGATAATGTCAATATAGAATCTGCTGCAGATGATATTTTAGACTTCAGTGAGCAGAACCCATTCGGTATTCCCTAAATATAAGATACAAGGACTATAACAATGTTTGAATATTTTTATAACGAAATTTTGAGGAGAACCATTATTTCTTTTGGTACTCTGTTTAATAGCATCTCCATCAAACAATCTGGTGGGGAAACAGATGCTAGTATAATCAGAGTTCCACTTGCATATGGACCTACACAGAAGTTTTTAGCAAGATTAACCCAATCTCCAGATCTAAGCAAAGCAACATCTTTATCTTTACCAAGGATGTCTTTTGAGTTTACTGGTTTGACTTATGATCCAGGTAGAAAGGTTACTTCTACTCAAAAGATTGTAGTTCAAAATCCAGACTCATCAACTCCTGATGAGAAGAAAGTATATATGCCCGTCCCATATAATATGCAATTTGAACTTGCTGTTATGACAAAATTGAATGATGATGCATTACAAATAGTAGAACAGATATTACCATATTTCCAACCATCTTATAATTTATCAGTTAATTTGGTAGGAGCTATTAATGAGAAGAGAGATATTCCAGTAATACTTGAAAATATTACTATGCAGGATGATTATGAAGGAGATTTTGAATCAAGAAGAGTTCTCCTTTATACTCTAAGATTTACTGCTAAGACATACCTATTCGGTCCTGTCACAGATGCTTCCAAGGATATTATTACCAAGTCTACAGTCAACTATCTTACTGGTACAGATACTTCCAACGCAACACGCAATCTTACATACTCTGTTGTTCCAAGAGCAATTCAGAACTATGATGGAACTGTCCTCACAAACTTAGCAGCAGATATTACTAAGACACAAACAACATTTGAAGTTGAAGATGGAAGCACTATTACTGCATCCTCTGGTTCTACAAGTGTCTATATTGATGTTGGTGGAGAAGAACTTTATGTTAAGGCAGTTGATGGTAATAAGTTGACTGTTAAGAGAGGACAGGATGGAACTACAAAACTTGCTCATATTCGTGGTACATCAGTTAAATCTATTACATCTGCTGATAATGCATTAGTAGAAGAAGGAGATGACTTTGGATTTAGTGGAACTTTAGTTGGAGAGTAAAGTGAAAAACCATTTAGATGATGCTTTTAATATAACCCCTACTGAAGTAAGTGATACTCCAGAGGGAGGTTGTGCTACTAGAAAAGATCAACTTACAGATGTTACTAATGTTGGTATAACCAGACCAGATAGATTAACTAAAGATGATATAACTAAAGACTATGAGTATACTCGTGGCAATCTTTACAGCATCATAGAAAAGGGTCAGGAAGCAATTAATGGTATTCTTGAACTTGCACAGGATAGTGAGATGCCAAGGGCATATGAGGTCGCAGGACAGTTGATTAAGAGTGTTTCTGATGCAACTGATAAGTTAATGGATCTCCAGAAGAAATTAAAAGATGTAGAAGAAGAGACTCAACAGAAAGGACCATCTACTGTTAATAATGCATTATTTGTTGGTTCTACTGCAGAATTACAAAAATTACTAAAGAAGGGGATGGACAAATGAAGAATTATAGACAATACAAATCATCTCTTAGAGAAGCATATCTTCGTGTTCAGGAAAGAGGTTCTACTTATGGAATTACTTTAAACTGGAGAGGAAAGGGAATATATACACAAATGTTTTTTCCTAATGTTTTCACACGACCATCAAGAAGTGAGGTATTAGCAGCAATAAGAAAAGTATATCCAGATGCAAAATTAATTGCATATAATCCTACAAGGAGAGATCCAACTAAACCATTATTATTTTCGGGAGAAGGTAGTAGCACTACTTATTAATTGTTATGTCTGACAACATATATCTTGGTAATCCCAATTTAAAAAAGGCAAATACGCCTGTTGAGTTTACTGCTGACCAAATTAGTGAATTTATTAAATGTAAAGATGATCCTGTATATTTTGCAAGAACTTATATTAAGATTGTAAACGTTGATGAAGGTCTTGTTGGATTTGATATGTGGCCTTTTCAAGAGAAGTTAATACAAAGATTCCACGAGAATAGATTTAATATCTGCATGATGCCTCGACAGACTGGTAAGTCTACGACATCGGTATCATATTTGTTACACTATGCAATATTCAATGATAATGTAAATATCGGTATTCTTGCTAACAAGGCAGCAACTGCACGAGATCTACTTGGTAGATTGCAGATTGCTTATGAGAACTTACCGAAGTGGATGCAGCAAGGTATTTTGACTTGGAACAAAGGTAGTTTAGAATTAGAGAATGGTTCTAAGATTATGGCAGCATCTACATCTGCTGCTGCTGTTCGAGGTATGACCTTTAACATTATATTCTTAGACGAATTTGCTTTCGTACCGAATCATATTGCAGATGACTTCTTTAGTTCAGTATATCCTACTATTTCATCTGGTACATCTACTAAAATTATAATTGTATCCACCCCCAAAGGTATGAATCATTTCTACCGAATGTGGCACGATGCAGAGAATGGTGAAAGTGATTATGTTCCTACTGCTGTCCATTGGTCTGAAGTTCCTAATAGGGATGCTGCCTGGAAAGAGCAAACTATCAAGAACACATCAGAACAACAGTTTAAAGTTGAGTTTGAGTGTGAGTTCTTAGGATCTGTTGATACTCTTATATCTCCAGCAAAATTACGAGCATTAGTATACGAGAAACCATTGACATCAAATAGTGGATTGGATATCTATGCAGCACCAGAGGAAAAGCACGATTACTTATGTACTGTTGATGTAGCAAGAGGAGTAGGAGAAGATTATTCTGCCTTTGTGATAATAGACATTACAGAATTTCCACATCAAGTAGTTGCAAAGTATAGGAATAATACAATAAAACCTATGCTATTTCCAAATATCATATATGAAACATGTAGAGGATATAATAATGCATTTGTATTATGTGAGGTAAATGATGTAGGGGATCAGGTTGCTGCTATTCTAAACTTTGATTTAGAGTACATCAATCTTCTTATGTGTTCTATGAGAGGAAGGGCAGGTCAGATTGTAGGACAAGGATTCTCTGGTAATAAGACACAGTTGGGTGTAAAGATGTCCAAGACTGTAAAGAAGATTGGATCATTGAATTTAAAGCAAGTAGTAGAAGCAGATAAAGTACTATTCAAAGATTTGGATATAATATCAGAACTGACTACCTTTATTCAAAAAAGTAATTCATTTGAAGCAGAAGATGGATGTAATGATGACCTTGCTATGTGTATGGTAATCTATGCTTGGTTAGTTCAACAAGATTACTTTAAAGAACTTACGGATCAAGATGTAAGAAAGAAATTATATGAGGATCAACGAGATCAAATTGAACAGGATATGGCACCTTTTGGTTTTATGTCTGATGGTGTAACTGAAGAGGCTTCCTTTGTAGACCCAGAGGGAGACAGGTGGTATGCTGATGAGTATGGAGATAGGTCATACATGTGGGAGTACATGTAAAAGTGCATGTAAGAGTATCTAATTTATAAATAAATTTAGATAATCAATGCCTTTAGAGGGAAAGACATGACGCTAAACTTAGTTTCACCTGGCGTTAAAGTAAGGGAAGTCGATTTAACACAAGGTAGAATTGATGGTATCAGTGAACAGGTTGGTGCATTTGCTGGCCCATTTGAAAAAGGTCCAGTCAATACTCCGATACTAATCGAAACCGAGCAAGATTTAATTGCTACTTTTGGAAAGCCACAACCATCAGACTCACAGTACGAATACTGGATGAGTGCATCTAACTATCTTTCTTACGGAGGTGTGTTACAAGTCGTTAGAACTGATAATTTTATATATATTATAGGTGAATTCACAGGAGGTATTTATGTTTAACCTAGATCTATTGCCCATTTACCTT